TACATCGACCATGCGAACCAATCCGCGATTGTGCCATCTGCTCTTGTATGTGCATATGCCTTGTAGTTTTCGTCGTACTGCGTATCGCTGATAATTTCGTACAAGTAGTCTGCATCTTCGTAGCGATAGACCCAAACCAGCGGGAAGATTGCCATAGCATTTCCCTCGTAGCTTTCGTTCGCAACATCGGACGCCAGACCACTGCCTTTCTTCTTGCTGTAGTCCTTCGGATCCAGTTCGTAGTCGATGGTGCCGTCATTTTTCAGCATGACGAGCTTATTGCCTGTGACAAACCACTTGTCTCCCCAATCGCCATAATCGAAGGTACCTGCCGTAAAATTCATTTTAGCGGGGCGCAGTCCTACCGCGTCATAGAGATACTCAACGCGCGCCGAAGGATTGCCCTCCGTCTTTTTGATGCGATAGCCATAGCGGACACCTTGCGATGTCGCAATGGTATAGTCCTTGACTTCTTCGACGTGAACCTTTCTTTTGTTCGAACGCCCTTCTTTCGCCGTGGTGACTTCCCATGTTCCTAAATGCGGTAGATTTGTATGCCATACGCCTGAGTTAATCTCTTTCGGCGTCACTGTTGTTTGTCCGTCCGATACCGTCACCGTGCACCCGATCGGGGTATTTATGGTGAGGTGCGGCGGTGTGCCAAGCCCGCCGTCAGTGAACGTCTGCTTAATGTTCTTTAACAAGTCGCGGATTTCGCCTTGCGTGTTTTCTGTTGCAATATAAGTCTTCATGTAGCCTCCTTTTAGGCGTCCGGCGTAATCATATAAACGCCTTGCGTGTCATAACCAATTTGAAATGTCACAGTACTGTCTGCATCCAGCGGGACATACTGCGTGTCGTCCGTTGTTTGCAGGCGTACCACTTTCCAACGCACTGTTCCATCTTCGATGATGTCGCCAATGTTTGCATGGGATAAATCGAGTAGGGTACCGCCCGTAGTGCCCGCCTGTATACACAGCAATCGGAAATCATGCCTATGGAAATTGCGGTCATACAAGAGTTCGTCGATCGAATAGCTATGCAGGCGCTCAACAAGTCCAGCGCTGTCAGCTAATGCCTCATTCGTAGCAATACCCTGCGGGTTCACTACCACTTGTACCGTCGAGGCATTTGATACCGCGATATGTATGGTATAGGTTGCTGATTCATGAACGGCCGATGCCGCTGACGGGATGTAGTCTGGGCTATTGTCCGTACTGACAAGGTAGAGAATTTCCCCTCTATCCGGATCTTTGGCAAAAAGCCCCCATTCGCGCGGGTAAAAGCCTTCTGCAACATCCTGTGTGCGCAAAATACCGGTAACCTTGCAAGTTTCCCCTTCCACAACGACTGAGCTAATCGCAAGAATGGCTTTGCTTGCTGCTAAATCGGTCATGCCATCTATAACGTCCTGAGAAAGGCTCGCTTGTCCTAGCTTCATGCGTGTGAGTTCCAACGTTGCGCCCGCTTCTACTTTTAGCTGCAAGGCACGTCCTGCGGCAGTCAAAGCGCCGCTTGTCCAATTTGCCATCATCGGCTCCTTTCTTCGATACAATAAACCTTATCGAGGCAGACGCACGCTGCTATATGCCGCTGGGCATCTATCGCCGCATTACCTGCATGGCGCTCGTACACAGTAAAAGCCCTATGTGAGGTAGGGACAGCTGCAATATAGCGCGCAGGGGATGCGGCAGCATTTTTCAGCACGCGCATAGCGACGGTATAACCCCGATGAATTGACACTGCCGCTCCGATATAAATAGAAGGTGTGCTGCCACTTCGGCGCAAGAGTGCAATATCATATCCAAGATGTGCGGGCTTGTATGTCTCTAATGCGTCAAGCATGCCGCTAAAATCCAAAATATCCCCCGCACTATGATGAAGGTGAAAGACATAGCGTGTGTTTTCCTCCTCGATGTGAAACGCACTATCTGCCGACATATAACGTCGGCACAGCCGCTCGAGGAAGTCCACCGTGGATGTTTGGCGAAATTGCAGCTTCAAAAGAATTTGATTTCGCCGCATTTCCACCGTATCCGTCGCCTGTGGACGAATCGCAAGCACACGCTCCCATGTGGAAAGCCCCCATGTTGCTGTAGCAACAAAGAACTGGTCGAGGACATCGAGCAAGGTTAGCCGCTGCCTTTCGTGTTCCTTACTGCAAGCATCGAGAATACCCGCCATGGACAAATCTTTTCGTAAAAAATGCGGCAGATAGCGACTGATGTCGACTGGCTCCTCACGAAGTAAAGCCATGCGCTTTCACCTCCCCAACGACAAGGATTTCGTCTGTTGAAGACGCCACACGCTCCCTGCCGTTCAGCTTGACATTGGCACAGTCATTCACTGACGCTTGATTCATGATCTTGTCGATAACCATAGCCGCCGAAAGCCTTGTAAAGTCAAGCCCTTTACTCATAATATAGCCGCGAAGTTCTTCTTTTAACCGCTCACTGTCTAGCGTACCGTCGATATTGGCTTCTAGGTTGACGATTTTCGGTGTAGGGCTTGCCACTGTCACCGTAGCCCCAATGGGGCGCACCGATTCGATATAAGTGAAGACTGCCTGTTTTAGGTCTTTAGACGCCGTCCTTCCGTTGTCATCTAGGATGTTCACCTTGACCGTCCCCGCTCCCGCCCAAAGAGGAAATACACGACAGGCGCCGACGCCTTCCACGCGCATTGCCCAATTGTAATAATGGTATGCATTGCCACTCGTCGCGGGCGTCCGTACAAAAATCAAAAAGCGACGCAACAGTTCCTTGTCACTCTCTTCGTTGAATCCGTCATACGCCGCCTTGGGATTGTCAACGCTAAGGATGCCGGGGATATTCATCGGGATTGTGTTGATGGTATGAGCAGCGACATTGCTACCCGTACCTGGTTCCATAGCAACGGCGTCTATTCTTCCTTCATTGGTTATTTCTACGGCTTCCTTTGCTGTAAAACGCAGGCCGTCTGCCGTAGCAAAGATACTTCCCGCCGCTACCGTTCCCGTGCCCGTCACATGCAGGGAAACCTTAGCCTTAGTTGCTTTTTTGCGATCGACGCCGAACTCCGCAACGCGACGCGTGAGGTATTCCCCCCATGCGGTATCAGCAAACGCCGCCTTGTACGCTTGCTCGAGTTCAACTTCTACCTTAGCAAACTCTAAAGAATTCGAAGCGAGTACGTCATTTTCAAACGTCCCTTCAATCGTCGATGCCTCGACGCCGCTTGAGCTCTTTAACTCACTTAAGATAGCCGGGTGCTCCCGTGCCCTATACATATACTTCCACCTTCCCGTATACCGTCGTCAAGATCACCGTCACTTGCAGTGTCTCTCCATGCGCTGATGCCGCAAAAGTAACCGAATCAATCGACTGAATGTAGGGGTTGACCATCAGACATTCGACGATCATGCGCTTTAGTTCCGACTTTCTCTCCTGTACACCCATAACCTTGCCAACGAACGGCTCAAGTTCAATGCCATACTGCCACGAATACGCGAGATAAGAAAAGCGCTCCGTCTTGAGCGCCTTGTAAATCCAGACCTTCATCGCTTCGTTTTCTTGTACGAGAATATGCCGCCCGCGCTTGTCATAACGAAAGCAGTCCTTTTCAAAATCCCAAGCATATTCCTTGAATACAGGCAACTGCGCGGCATCGCCTCTTTCAGCTGTCCCGATAAATGGGTATGCCTCGCTCATAGCTTAATCACCTTGCTCTCAATGAGAAAGAGCTGTCCGCCCTTTTGCGGATAGACAGAGACTAAGTCGCCAACTTTCAGTGTATCCGTCCACGTCTCATCATTGTCAATGGGATGGTTGTGACTTGCATAAGCGGGCAGTCCACTGCCGCCGCCGCGAAAACTCGTTTCCCCGACAATGTGCCGCGTATGCCCCGGCAGCCAATACTCATTTAGATAGATTTGCTCCGGCTCGATAACAATGTCATTCCATGCCACACGCAGAGCAGGCGGCGGGGAAACCACCTTGCCGACCGAGGGTAAGAGCGGCGTATGAGACGCTGCGATTTCGTGCTGCAGGTTGACCAGCCGTTCCGCAGAATTTGCTGCACTTGGTATTTGCCCCGTCATTTCTTGTCTTCCTTTTCTTTCTCGACCTTTTCCTCTGTCATGATATTCTCGAACTCAAGCTCCAACTTCATCTCATGTTTACCATCCTTGAAGGTATGCGTATCTGCCTTAATCCAAAACTGTCCCTTAAAAAGACTGTCTTCCACCAAAATTGAATAGGGCGCGCGTACCTGATAATCACCGAGTACCGTGATATTCCCGCTCCGCTGCGGCTTTTTCTTTTCGAGAATATCCTTAACCTCTTTCTGCGTATCCTTGTTGGGATCTTCTTTGTACACCTCTTGAAACATGGAATACTTTTTGATTCGCTCAGCATCGCTGATGATATCCTTGTGGTTGCCCTTGTCATCTACCACCAATACTTGATCCATCAGCTTTTCGATGGATTCTTTGTAGACGCTTTCCGTCATGTTGTACGAGGCATATGCCGTCCAATCCTTCCCCGTTGCCTTGTCTTTGATCAATTCGCTCTTTTCAATGACGTTCAGCTTGCGTCCTTCCCCCATGACACATTGATATTTTTTTTCGGTTGTCTTGCTCGCTTCAAAATACGCCCCTTGAATGATCTGATACCCTGTTTTCGCGTTGGCGATAAAAGAGACCTTGACGCCCGTCTTGGCAAACGTTCCTGCCAAAACGCCCATTTCGGAACAGATTTGCCCCGCGATATCCTCGGGCAAGGCATCGTGGAACGTGCGCGTTGTCTTCGAGACGCCCAGTACATGCAAATCGTCTAGTGCTACTACGCGCACCGAAGAGTGGTGTCGGTCTTTCTCGATGGTGTAGATATTGCCTGTGAATACCTCTGCCCCCGCATCATCGAACCCATGCACCGTGAAGCCATTGTCGACTTCTATCACGGGCACGCTTGGGTCTCTATCGTCCTGCACATAGGAAAATGTCAGCCGTCTAGCTACTTGCAACCGCGACCCTGCCCAAGTGCAGGACGTGAGCAAAGGGGTGATATCCTTGTCCTGAATGTGTATCTTCACGTGTTGCCCCCTCGCATACCGCGCCGAATTGCTGCCCGCGCTTCATGCAGAGCGGGACCGACCAGCCCGCCATTTTTCGCATTTTGCAAGAGCCCGCGCCACTTTTGTACCTTGCCGTATGCCCGCTTAGATGCCTCTAGGACATCCTTTGCCTGCTTGATGCTCTTCTGCGTCTTCGTTAGTGTGGGTTTGCCTTGCCGCTCCTTTAAGCCCGTTTGCTCATCCGTCTGTTTCTCGTTATTCGCCTGCGGCACATTCAGCTCTTTCCACTCGGTGAACGCAAGCTTGTAATAGATATCGCGGGAAGTATCTTGCTCCTGCCACTCGAAAGATTCAATCGCCATCGCCAAGTTAAACGGACTGTCCGTGATGATGACGCGAACGGGCTTTTTCCCTTCCTTCCACTTTTGCATCAATGCAACACAATCTGACGGCTCACGTGCGTCCCCTACCACAAAGGGGTATTCATGCGTAAGAGAGGGAAAGAAACAAGAAAACGAGAGCTTGGCGAGCTTGGGATTGCCGAAAAGTTGCGCCTCACCAAAATCCAAAATATCGACAATCTTGTTCAGTTGCCCCATACTCACCTGATATTTCCATGGCGTGACGGGAAGAACAAAGCGCTCATCTTCACAGGTCAGCGTGACCGTGCGAGAACTGCCGCCGCCAAGCAGAAAGCCCGCGGCATTGTTCACCGTACGCCAAAGATTCAAAAAACGCATACTCACACCCCCACATAGTTGTAGTTGTTTTGCGCTAACGATATCAGCTGTACCAGTTGGTGGGCAATCTTGTCGATATCGGCTTCTTCCCGTACGACAAAGGTATTTCCCGCAATGGAAACATGGCTGCTTTGTGACGCTGTCTGCGTTGGCGCTGTCTGCAAGACATCATTTAGCATCTTCATTGTTGTCGCGTGTGGATAGACGCGGGCGCCCTG